AGCAATCGCACCGCCACCGTTAATTAAAACAGGGCTATTATCAACAGAATCACAGTCGATATCAACTGCTTGCATTACCTTTGAAGATCCTACAAATTTAATACCTGTAGATCCTTCAACAGGAGTGCCACTTGGAGCGATTCTAATTTGTGCAGAACCACTTGCCGAGTTACCAGAAGAATTAATTAATAAAACTCCTTGTCCTGTAGCTGTGACGCCAGAAGATGTAAGTTCAACCATATCTTCTGCGGTTTGGATACCAGTAACTTTTAACGCTACTGTAGAATTTACTCCAGAAACGATAGATGTAGCTCCGTCAGCTCCAACAGTAAATCTGTCAGAACCATCGTTCATTTGGATAAAGTATCCTGTACCCCAACCAGCCGCAGATGATTCTCCATAGAATAACGCACCGTTTGTAAGTCCGTTAGCTGTAGCAGAAACCATTTTGCCAGTTGTTAATGAGGTTGATACTAGCGCAACTAGTGAAGCACTCGTTATAGTATTGTTCGTAACAGATACTGTTGAAGCATTATCTGCGTCAGTTACTGTGATAGAACCATCAGATAATACTGCGTCACCAGCGGTAACTATTAATATGTTAGATCCTCCAGCTCCAGCCATAGTTAATGACTTAGAAGCAGCGGATGTAATGTCACTTTGTAGTTCGATTGCTCCCGTAGAAGTTCCTGCAATAGTAACTTTGCCAGTACCATTTGCATTAATCGTAAGTGCTGTGTCTGTTGCAGATCCTGCAATAGATGTAGCTAATAAAGCTCCTGCCTTAGATATAGACCAAGTACTAGACGTACCATTAATGTCTTTACCAGTTCCAGAATTTGTTATTTGTATACAATCTCCCGCACTTGCCGCACCGCCCGTAACGGTTAATCCGTCATTAGTTGCGTGGGTTAGAGCTAAAGTTAAAGTTGTATCATCAATAGTTAGAGTTTTATCAAGATCGTATAATGCGTCGAATGTGCTTACTCCAGATCCACCAGATAGAACATCTGATTCACTAGAGCCGTTCCAGAACTTTAAAGCACCACTTCTTACGTATAATGCGTAGTCAGTTGAAGCTGTTAAAGCTGCAGAAAGTTGAGCACCAAATCGCAAAATACCAGTTCCTGTACTTCTACCTACTGATAAGTTTGTAAAATCAGTATATTGATTACTGTTATGACTTGCCATTTATTAAATTTCTTTTCTTAACCTGTATTTTTATTAATTTAAATTCTGATATATCCAGCCTACAGATTAGAGCCAACTTATCTTTTTAGAGATAAATCAGATATATCATTGCCCTTAACCTATACAGGGCTAGGTATAAATTACTAAGAACTATATGTTCCAGATCCTGTACCTTGTGAAGCACAGATACCTCTTCCAGTTGAAGCTCCAACTGAGAACATCGTGAATCCACGTACGTTAGCAGTTTTAGTTGCTTCGTCTTCATAGTCATCAGTAGTGAAAGGAGCACTCTCTAGAACTACTAAAGGCATTTCGACGTCTTGTACCTCTTTAGCAATCATGAAATGAGCTGTAGAAGAAACGTCAGATAGCCAAGGGATAACTCTTACTTCAACATCAAATCCGTTGAATTTTCCGAATACATTAACATCATTATCTCCAGTGCCTGGTCTGTCTTTTGAACCAACTACTCTATAAGCATCAGCTGCTTTATTTCTTGGAACCATCCAGATAACTCCTTGTTCTCCGTAATATTGTTTTTGTCCTTTATCATCTAATTGATCATAAAGATTTTGCAACATAGAATCACAAGCAGTTTCTCCAACTACTGCGTTATCTGACAATGCGTTAGACCATGTAGTAGCGTTGTGAGGAGAACATGGGTGCAATGTTGAAAATAATCTCTTACCATCTGGTAATAATGCACTTTCTGTAGTTTTATTGATTCCAGATAGATAAGTGTTTGTATCGCTAAAACCGTAGTTCAAAAGAGAGAAAGCAGCTTTTTGTTGCAATTTGTATGCTTCTGCGCCAAGTTGTTTCATTGCTCTTGTTGTTATATTAACGTCCTTACCTTGGAATTTATTCAAGATATAGCCAATTGGTAATTCTCGTGAATATCTTACTTGTATAAATCTCTTTTCGTAACCTTCTTTTATTTCTGTTGAATCAGATCGGTCGCCGTCGTCCCATCTTGTAAGACCATCAATACCGCCAATTTCTACTATTCTATCCTCGTAATTATCAGTAGAATCTATGTAGAAAATATCTTTTCTGAAATCTTTCCCCTTTTTAAAAGAGGTTTCCATTAATGCTTTGTATCCATTAGCCCAACTTTTATATGTTTTTGGCATGGATGTAACTCCTATATTTGACATGTTTGTTTTAAAATTAAATTAACTAAATTATTCTGGTTGTCTTAAATGACATTCTACAACTACTTCAGTTGTACTACCCCCGGATAGTGGATCTCTAATAATAAATTGAGTATTAGAAGAAGATGTTGACGCTGTTGATTCTGCTAGTAATGAAGAGTCAGAAGTCTTAATTGCAATGTAATAACCTTCTTTGTTAGAGCCAGTTGTAGTACCTTTTGCAGCATCTAGGGTTGCTAGTAATTGATCACCTTCTCTTAAAGGAATGTATTCAACTAGAACACCTTTAACTGTTTCGTTATTTACTGCTGCCGTGTATGATTTTGTCGAAGTTGTCCAAGCACCATCATATTTTGATGTGTCTACGGAAGCACTTTCTAAAGAAATACGGTCAGAAGTACAAATAGCTGTGGCTATACCAAATATAGCTTCTGTTATTGCATCAACATTAGCTGCACCTGTTGCTTCATCTATAATTGCATCTCCTACTTTTATTACTTCGGAGTTCTTTATTAATCTGTACCTTTTTGGTCTGGTATCATTACCATTCGTTTTATATAGTCTAAATCCCATGATTTTTATTAACTTTCTTATCTAAAAATTAAGAATCCTTACTTACGATATTTTTGATTTTTATATTCGTCTTCTGTGAGTCTTAATCGTTTGGCAATCGCTTTTTCTTCAGGGGATAAAATCTGTGATTGAGAAGATGAGGATGTAGTGGAATAACCAGATACGGATGATTGCTGTGTCATGCTTTGTGCATTCGCTGTAGCTCTCCCTGTCTGTTCCCCCAACATCTGCGCTCTTTTGATAGCTTTTTCACGATTTTCTGGTCTAGAATAATAAGCCTCTTCCAAAGCTTCCGTATAGGTTAACTTTGAGTTCTCTCTCATTAAATCATTAGCCCAAGCATTGATAACTGTAAATTTATTACTCTTTTCTTGTAACGAGTAGTCATCATCTGATTCACTTCTAGCAAATTCAGGGAATTTGTTCACAAAATCATTAATGCTGTTACGTTGTTCTATCTTTTTAAGAACTCGTTCTTCTATTTCCTCAGGACTTTGTACCGCCTGTTGTAGCTGTTGATCACCAGCATAATTAGATTGCGTTTGTACGCCATATCGGGTTTCATAAGCTCCTAAATCAACGCCTAAACGTTTTTGATGGCTAGCTCGGAATTTCTCCCACGCTTCTTTATCCACTTTTAGCGTAGATTCAAACTCGCTCATTGCTTGTTTGTATCTTTGCGTTTCCGTTAGTTGTTTATTTAGATCTTCAAGTTGCCTCTTAAATCGTACGTTATCACTTTCTAATTTTGCATACTTAGCTTTTTCAGCCTCGTAATTTCTCTGGACTTCGTTTTGCTCGTTCTGATTCTCAGAGAATCCTTCAGAGGAGTTATCGACGACTTCTTCTTCTTGTTGTATTACATCGTTTCCTGCGTCTTCTTGGAAGGATGTTTGGTTCATTTCGTCAGCTACCGGCGTATTGATAGAATCACCAAAGGCCTGCTGTACGTTTTGTTCGTCCATAGTTGTTATTTTATTGGTAGATTAAAACTCTGCGAATAAGAGAACTCTTAGAACTAAACAGGGAACCCTGCAAGGAAACCCTGCCTAGTATGACAGAATTATTATTCGCAGGGTTTAATTTATATATGTATAGCGATAACAATTGGTAAAAGTCAAATTACTTAGTTGGTTTGGGGGCCTTTCTTTTCGCCAACTCCTTATAAGCACCTTTTATTACTTTTTCCATAATCTCCACATAAGCTTCATATTTACCACGTACACGAGCAATTTCACAAGCTACCTTGGATTTATTTTGTCGATATGAATTACTCGTAACTAAAGCAGTACAATTGCTATTGTGCATTTCCTTAAACATTTTAAATAATAATTCCAAAACATCTGGATCATTGAACTTACATAGTTTTTCGAGATCAGAGGTCTTGTAATTATCCCAACTAAAGGTATTAACAGTTCTTATACTATTTCCCCGAGGAGAAAATAATTGTCTTAATTTATCTTTAATAATATCTATTATTTGCATATATATTTTATTGTATTTGTGGCATTTGGCTTTGCATTCCTAATTGTTGATATTCTTCTGGTACTCCCTGCCCTGGCATAGCGACATCTGGTGACATAGGTCGTCCATTTTGTGGCATTTGAGGTGGTTGACTCATTTGAGGTGGCATTGGTGGCTGTGCAACAGACATGCCAGCCTGTTTTGGAGTATCATCAGTTATTAGATGTTGATATATATTACCTAATATATATTGTATAGAAGCTTTCGTATTTGGATCTATAGACGGATCATTAAGTTTAGATATTAAATCTATAGACGCTGAGATGTGTACTAATTTATGTTCATCACTCTCTCCTAATTGCCCGGGGATAATCTCTCCTTTTAATAATAACTCCGTTTGCATATTGGCTTCTTCTACATTATTACTATTAGAAGTCTCACGGAATTGTTCTAGTATCTTATCCTTATAATCTGGAGACAATAGATTTATATAAGATTTTATTAATTCATTCGCACCAGGAGCCTGCAACAATACTGGATTTTGCCAGAATGGTAACAATGCTGTAATTGCCTCCTGTACTTTAGATAATCTTAATGAAGGTGATACTAGAGGGAATGACGCAACATCGATTTCTATCTCTATCTCTCCTAGTAATTTAAAATAATCATCTCGTAATTCAAAGTATTCTGGTTTGCCAGTCTCTTGCTTTTGTATTTCAACTAGTCTAGCGTTTTCGTCATCGTTTTCGTAAATAGGAGTTAGTTTTATACCATCGATTCTTATTGACTTGAACTTCTTTACACCGTCGTCAGTTGTTTCCTTTAGAAACTTTTCTGGGTATATCTGGCACATTAACGATATCTCCTGTCTAGCCGCTTCCTTTTCGCCAACTCCATAGTTAAAGATACCTTTCCTAAGCATCTTCTGAGTCGATTCCTGAGCCATTAAATTATTTCTTACAGCTTCTCCGGGATCTGGCACAGAAAATGTAATAGGATTAATACCGGATGTTCTTACCTCTTCTTCTTTCAATACATTTCTTAATTGGAAATAGTCAAAACGTGGTGCAGAACCTTCTAACATCCTTATAGAATCATTGCCTACAGGACCGCTAAAATCTATTACCTTACCCGGTTCAATATACTCCATGCCCTCCTCAGCATCATTGAATATATCCCTATTCACAGCAATCGCTGGGTTAAGGTTATACCACATTGTCTCTATCATCATATTCCTCGTAGCCTCGTCTGTAGACTGCAAGCCCTCTAAAAAATAAGGGAGACCTAAGCCATAAAAACTATGCTCTAAAACTACGAATTTATGTAACACAAAAGGTATCTGCTTATGATTGAACGGAAGTGGTCCATTCCTTATTAATATATCATTAGCTATAATAATATATTTATCAGTTCTCTTATTATAATACCTTAATACCTCAACATTATTAGACTTAGTGCCTAAATCTGTTGGCACTGTAAATAGTGGGTTAGAACCTTCATAGCTAGACGCTGCGGCCTCAGCTCCTTTAACTCTCTTGATATTCTCCTTTATAACATAAGGATCAGTAGAGTTTTCAAATTCTGATTTGAATTGGGAAAGACTTGGCAATGTCCTCCACGTAAAATCAGTAGCTTCGTAGCTATGACCCTTCATACATCTCGCATCAGGATCAACATAACATTCAAAAATGGAAACGTGAATTCTTGCTACGTCGTCGTATTCTACAATACGTTCTTTCTTAGTTAATGGCTTACCTTTTTCTAGTCTCTTTTTTAATTTCTCTTTTGTGGCTTCATCCGTGCCGTCCATTATCTTCTTTATCTCTGCCTCTACATTAGAACTATCAGAGATAATCTTCTCTACGTCACGTACTTTCTTTATGTGGGTAATATGTTCGAAAGACGAGCCATATACAAGCGCGTCGTGGAATGCTCCAATCTGAGCCGTTTTAAAATCGCCTTTACTATGCAATAACTTGCGGACGCTTTTGATTATTTCTAGCTTTGGCTCGTCATCATATTCCGTGGGAGTTAAAACTACATCCAAATTAGATGTTTGGAATTCTGCCATCGCAGCTTCTATAGGACTAAAAGAAGTAGCACTCTTAATATTAGAACGCCCTTTAATATAGTGGTGCTTCATCGTGTACAGGTTCCAATCTGTTTGCCACCTATCTTCCCAAGAATAACCAGCGTTCTTAAATGTGCTGTAATCATATTCCGATACATCTATTATGTCATCTGGAGAAGGGAACGGACAATTAGACCGTCTTGCCTGTTTCATTTCCTCAAACCTAGTACGAACTTTTTCAACAACTTTCATTTCTTTGACACTACGCCATTTACCAGCGTCGTAATCAGAGTGGTCGAATGATTGGCTGTCATCAGTAATATTATCTTTATCGTTGGATACCATACAGTATATAGACTTATATAGAATGTATAAGGATAATTGTTGCTAAAGGTAAAGAGCCTCTAAGTCTTCTAGGTTTTAGATTGTATTTCATTTAACTGTTTTTAAAATGAGTTCGCACGCCTCCCATAATACATCGCATGGTTCCACGCCGAGTATATTAATGCCTAATTTTTCTGATCTTATTTCCCAATCTTCGCCACAGTAAGTTATTGTAATATCTTCCTTGTCGTTGTGGTCTTGGATAAATTCAATCATCTGAGTAATAGATAAAAGAGGATAAACAGTTAAATGTTCAAATTGCATTGCACCGATGTAATGCCGAAGTTTTTTAGCATTCTGGCCAGTAAAGTAAAATGCCCCGGTATATGGACGGTTTACCACAAAAACTTCGTATTCTTTTTTATTTTTTTTGAAAAAAGCTATGTCTGTTGACAATGGCTTCCACCAATTCCATAAATATAATTTTGACGCTTCGCTAAGCTCATTAAATTGGTCTGGTGTTATATGTGGTTTCATAATATGAATTTATATTTTTTCCGAATCATAAACTACAAGGATTCCTGCTTGATGGAAAAGGCCATCTTTTATTAAATAAAAAGGCATAACAACAGAATGTCTATTTAACATACCTCGTGTTTTTTCATTAATATCTATTTCATCAATATCTTGTATAAAATAAACATCAATTATTTTAATCGGAGGTAGTTCTAAAACTAAATTACACGCACTTAGTTCATATAAATGACGTATCAGTTTTTCCTGAATAAACTTAGCGTGTGATTTCAAGCCCTCATCCATAGGCAGTTTATTTAGATAATCTAAAACGCCTAAACCCTCAATTTTTTGTCTATAATTTAAGTTATATTTCATTTAGTTTTATAAAAATGTTGTTGGATTGTAAAAACTTCTCGAATATCGCCAACTGTCTGCGGCGGACTTTCCATTACAATTAATACAATCATATTCATCAACTTTAAAGTAGTTTCTTAAAAGTTCCCATGGATATGAGGAATCTGCTTTAGATTCTAACTTCTCTGCATATATAATGAGTAATTTGTTTTTTGTGAGTTTGACTATATTAATAAGATTGTCCCGTCCTATTGCGTTTAGTCTTGATTCTAGGATTTCTGTAGGGTTTTTATATATATCTAGTTTGTATTCTTCGCAGTGAATTTTCATAATATTTATTGGATTTGATTATACACCTAAAAGCCCACGAGCGCATTTCTAACGTTAATACCTTTTTTCTTGCTTCTCTGATTTTTAAACCAATCTGGCGTCCTGTCGATAGTATGGCCATATTCTTCTTTATAGGAAACAGCCATATATCTAAAACTGTCACAATTACTAACTAAAGTATTATTTGCGATATAGGCGTGGTGCTTAGCTACCGTTAGATTGTATACAGGTACTATTTGACCTGATTCTTCTACGCCGATAAGTCGCTTTGCAGTTATTACAACAGAATTTTGATCTATTAAAGTAATAGGCTTCGTATTGCTTGCCGCACGCCTGACATATTTTGTTATACGCCTTCCTACTTTCCCAAACTTTTTTACCATGTTCTTTATGCCATTCCCGACCTTCTTTTGATCTATGCCATTCAGTAGCATAGATTTGAATTGAGAGCATATGCTCTTTAATCGCCTCGCTTTTGACCCATTTATTACTTTTGGCGTGGTGTACACTATGTTGAGATGCTGAAATGAGTTCAAGATTTTCGATATTATTATTGGCTTTGTTCCCGTCTTTGTGGTGGATATGATGATTTTCTGGTATTTTGCCGTTATAAAATTCATAAACGTATCTATGAATAAACCTAGTTTTGGGATACCTACTACAGAAGTACCCATCCGGCCTTTTATAGAATCTGACGCTATCAAATTCTTGTAGTTCATGCTTATATATTTTCTTACGCCCATCTTTTCCGATATAGAATCCCATTTTATTTTTGTATCGCTAAGTATTAAATCATTATATCGCAATCCGTCCGCACGTACTACACCTCTAGAAGTTAATATCTTATGATTTTTCGTGCATTCAAGATAAGTGCCGTCATCAAATTTTAATTTAATTGTGGGCTCATATCCCGTTAAACCTGATTCGGTGACATTACCTTTCAAGTTGCCTAAAATTACAGTATCGTTTTTTTGAACATCCTTAATTGCTATGTCGCCCCGTGTAGTTTTAATTATAGTATCGCCTTTTAAACAAGCGTGTGAGCTCCAGTCGTGGACAGGAGATGTTCTATAAGTTTGATTAGTTTCGTCAAAGTCTTTGTGATAGTTTCTTAAAGCTCTTATTCCTTGTTTGCAGTTTGTATCATCAAAGTAACATCTGCTAAATATCAGTCTTACCGCTTCGATTCCGTCTTCTATAGAAAGCTTAGGGGCAATCTTGAATCTGATTCCTAAGTCTTTAGCTATGTCGATTCTAGCTCTTCCGCTTGTGAATTCTCGAACTTCAATATCGTGAGGTGCGTAATGATCTTTATATATGTAAGGCTTAGATTGTAAGTACTTTATATAATGAGTCAAACCCTCTCCGCTGTTTTCGTAATAATCTATTAGTCTTATTTCTTTTCCTACAAATTGAGCAAACCAAATTGCCGTGCTATCGCCTACTCCGATATCCCAGAAAGTACAAACAGGTAGCTTTTCTTCATAAGGAATTTTTGTGAAGCGGTTTTCCTCTGTAGCTAGCCTTATTTGATTTGAAAAGTAAGCGCCGGAAGCCGAGGCAGAAAATGAACAATAGAATTCTTGCTGTATTAAATCCTCAGACATTCCAGACTTGCGGAGATCTTCTATTACTTTCATATCGACTACAGGGGAGCCGTCTTCTCGTTTTGTATCCTCTATCGTTAGAATCTGACAAAACCAATCCGGAAGGTTTTTTGCTGTAGAATATAATTCAAAGGCGTGATTTTCGCCTCTAGGTGTAGTGTTATAGACTTCCCAGCCCCCGTTTTCTGCTAAAATAGGTGACATATACTCGCGAACTAGCGGGTTTTGTAGAGAGTATTCAGAGTAGACAATTCCTCTAGGATTTGTACCGACGATAGAATCAATCCTGTCAGAGCCGATCACCTGAAATGTAGAACCGTTAATAAGTTCGATAAACATTTCCGTATTATCCGTCTTTTTTCTTATAGCTTCGGGAATATGATTTATGAATTTAAAGCCGTTTTTGTCGATTCCATTCCAAAGAATTTTCCTACCTTGTGCGTAAGTAGGGAATATATAGAAATAGTTGCCGACTTCTTTTAACATTTCTTTTACACAAAGATTTATTAAAGTTTTATCTTTGCCGGCTCTTCTATGCCAAACACAAAAGATTTTCCTATAACCATTGGAAAGGGCATTGAATAGCGGTTTCTGATAGTCTCTAGGTGTATAGTTATACGGTATTGTTAAGGTCGCCATATTTTGTCTTTGTCTAGCGATTTTCAGAACTTAATATGTAGTTATTTCATTACTTTTCGTACAATAAATTAGAACGGCAACTCGCTGTCTTTTTTTGTGTCGACCGCTTTCACTTTTTGTTCATCATCTCTATCAAAATTTGAATCTCGTTTACCATCTAACATCATGATGTCGGTAATTCTTATTTTGTGTTTAGTTCTCGTTTTGCCGGTGTCAGCATCATTCCATTGATCTGCTTTTAAGGATCCTTCGATGTAGATACGACTACCTTTTTTAACATAATTTTTAACGACTCCTGCTAGCCCTGACCATGCCTCGCAGTCTATATAAGTAGTATTTTCTACAACTTCACCGTTTGGCTTTTTGTAGCTTTCATTCACAGCTAATGTGAATTTAGCAACTTCTGTATTTTCATTTATTTGTACGTTCTCTGGATCTCTTGTGAGATTACCGATCATTATTATTTTGTTTACTGATTTCATTTTTAATATTACGAGTATATTATACTCGGTTTTAAACCTCGTAGGAAGCGTTTAAAGCCCCGCGATTTTTAAAAGATGAGTACTAGGTATCTCAAGTGCCTCACTTAGAAACTGAGTATAATAGACATTATACACAGTTATTTAAAGCTATCGATTAAATTTATGTTGATAGAACCGCTTATTTCGTGTTTTTCGCTCGGTTTTAAACCGCCTAATTCGTTAATATATTTTACATAGTCTAAGCGTACTTTACTATCGGTCACTTCTGTGCCATCTTTTGTGAATGTAACGGCATTCATACCCTCCTCAAGAACTTTTGCTGCTCTATCTTCCGTAATGCCCGCTTTTCGCATGCAGTAACGCATATATTCTATTGTTCCGACTTTTTCCGCAACCCTGTCTGTAGCATTGTCGGCGGTCTCTTCGCTATATCCGGCATCTAGTGCAGCTCTCCTATTAGATTTTCCTTTAAGCTTTTCTTCGACAAAGCGTTTTTGTCTATCTGTAGGCTTTATTTTCCTTTTCTTCATTTTTGATATTACAAAAAGATATTATAAAAAGTAAATAGTAAACACTTGACATTATGTCTAATTTATATTATTATATTTTAACAAGTTCAGAAACTATCAAGCAAACAAAAAAAGTAGATGATGAATCGAAATTCTGCCCGAAGGAAGGGGACTTGTTAAGATACAATAAAAATAAATAAAGGTCAAAAATGAAAAAGAAAAGTTACAAAACAACAAGAGCGGCTAGATTAATCAGATGTTTTATAATAAACAATATCCGCCCCCTATTTATACAACAACCCATAATAATTAATTTCAAAAATAGATAATACAATGACAAAAAAACAAATAATCAAAAAACTAAAAGAATATTCGTTATACGATGATACCTGCGTAAAACGCTATGTCGCCGAAGATATAATTGATATGTCCTGCGGTGAAGACGATCAACCCGAAAACTATATAAAACAAGTTATACAGCATGGCTGTATATCAGGCTGTGTCCCCTCATTAATCTATTATCACGACGCGCAAGAATTTTATATCAAATATATCGAGGATATCGAAAACATAATAAATGATTTAGAAAATGAGACAGAAGAGCCGGTTCAATTAAAATGGCCTAAATTCAATTCAATGGCCTGGGTTGCCTATGAAGAGACAATGAGACAAATTGCCGACGAATTAGGAATAGAATATTAAATAATTAACAAGCAAAAAGAAAGTAAAAGAATGAAAAATAAACAAATATATACAAATACAATAAATTTCATATTAATATACGATAAAAATCTAAAATCTTATTTTACAAGTTCAAATTGTAATCTTGAAATATCATATGATGTATTAGAACGTCATGAACTTTCTAAACCAAATAATTTTAACAAAGCTATAAAAAATATTCTTGAAGAAAAATACGGTTATGAAAATGTAATCGTTACAACTCTAAAGCCTTAATAAAAATTTTAAAGAAATAAGATAAACAATTAACAATCAACAATAAGCCCTATCTCTAGGGCTTTTATATAAATTTAAAATAAGAAACATTTATGAAAATATCACTAGATGAACAAGATATAAACGTTTTAATAGAATTATTAAAGCAGGAGATTTACTCTATAGACAAAGGAGAACCTCAAAAAGAATTTGAAGGAAACGCCGGAAACCTATATTTTCACTACAAATATTTACTTGAGAGATTACAATCGGATATAGAATTTTATTATAAAAACATAAATTATATACCGCCAACTAATAATGATTTTCCATTTTAAAACAATAAATAAGGAAATATATAAAATATTTATACAATTATAATCATAGATTAAAAAAACAAAATAAATTTATAATTGTAGATTATAGAAACAATTTCAAGTTATTAAAATCTATGATTAACGGAATTATATATTCGAGAAAAGCTTATTTTAATATACAGCGAATTGAAATAGATGTATTTAATCTTTCAAACTCATAATGAAGTTTTGGTAATTAATCATAACGGCGAAATATCAATAATCTATTACGTAGATATACATTCATATTTTATATAAATATTATCGTTAACTTAACATTTCTTCCCTTTTTTCTTTTTTGGAGCGTCTTTATTGGCGATGTCCCAAACTCTTTTATTTGATATACCGTACTTTTTCGCTAAGTCGCGTGTAGACTTACCATTTTTTACAGATTTTTTTATTGATTTATTTCTATCAACTTTTTCTTCTACTATTTTTTTCATTTTAAATTCATTAATTGTCTTGTCAGGATTTCTAGTCTATATCGATCATCCTTTCTTGTGTCAGTCAGTTTATTATTCTTCTTGTTATATATTAAATTGGCGAGAAGACATATAGAGAATACATGACCGCTTATGTCAGGATTTTTATATCCTATTTTTGTTAAGTTAACATCATGTCTATTCCTGACATATCCCTTATAATTGTCAGCATTAAGGCTATTAGCAGCCATTAATAATTCGCTATATAAAGCTTTAATATCCATCTTTTTAATATATGTTAACTTAACAGTTTATACAATAAAACGATACAAGATTATATCGTTAACTTAACAGTATCACTACCGTTATTTCATATAATAAGTATAAGAATTAATAAAAGTAAACTATCATAATTACCTATTCTGAAACCGTATGACATAACGTCAAATTATTTAGCAGTCTTGTTAATCCTTTGCTAAAAGTCGAGGTAATTAAAAAAAACTTTTACAAGAAAAAGAAAGAAAGTAATATAAAGAAAGAAAAAGAAACATTTATAACCAGGGGGTAATTTGAGATATTGGAGAGGGTGATTAAGAAAAGGGGGGTAGGGGGATTATAAGGGGGGGAGGGAGGAAAAGTCAAGAGGGGGAGGAAGAAGAGAAAGAAGGGGGACGGAAAAATAAACAGACATAGAATTTATAACTATTACCTAGATTTGTTAACTTAACATGGCTTGGAATTTTTTAGGGTGATTCTTATATAGTCCGAAATCTTATACTGATATAACCCCCCGAACGCCTTCTTCGGTAATCGTACTATTATCTTTTTCTTATATAGAAGAGTAACTAATGTATTAACCTCTGTTCTAGAATAACCAAGCTCCCTGTATAAATCATTATACGTAAAAGGCTCCATACATAATAACTTAATAACGTCGTCGTAATATGTAGTAACCGTCTTATCGCCTACCATCCTATTTTATTTCTTAATTAATAATAACTACTCTATACATCGCTTTTTCATATGACCTGATAAAGTTGAATCTGGCATCGGATGTATTACACGTAGCTAATTTATGCCCATCTGTTACCTTAACAACAATGCCTTTCTTCATCCAAGAAGCGAGCCTTGATCGTGCATTCTTGTTAGTGATTCTAGCCATTACAGCATAATCATTAACAGAGAAGTCTCCAATCTTAGATAACTCTATAATATCATTCTGTAATTTGTCTTTATTTACTTTCTTTAACATCTTTTCTTCTTATGTCTCTATAAATTCTATATCTGGATATTTGTATAAAAGCATCTTCTTCTTTATGCGGTAAACAAGAGTCTTGAAGCCTTTAGAATCCTCTACGATTAGCCGTTCCTTGCCCTTAATCTTATATGTGAAATCCGCAATATATGTAATCGGCCTGTGCGTTGTTTTTCCTATCTTGAACTTTGGTTGTAGTTCGAATACTACCTGGCGTTGAAGATCAGTTATCTTCTTTGCTTTTAGTAGTAACTTTAATTCTAGATAGCGATTCGCTTCCTTTCTAGAATCAAAAGTGATTCCGTCTATCACAGTCTTTTTGTTGTTATATTTATTCCTTTTTGTCCTTATCATAAACGATTTCTGATAGCGATTTTACTCTCGTTACTAATAATTCAATCTCATAAAGGACCTTGTTTCTTAACTCCCCGTCCGTGATACCCAATCTATCCGTTATCTGCTTAGCTTCTTTGATTATCTCCTTACGAAATAAGTAATCATACTTGGATAATATTCCTCGATGTACTGTCTTGCCTAGCTTTTTCTCCATTTCTGATTTTTTATATATCTCGTTCCATTTCATATTGCCATTTCTTGCCCCTTAATCATTCGTCTAGCACGCGTTACGCGCCTAAGATGAGTATTGGGTCGTTTCAATATTTTCTCATACCTTCTAGGACCTCTTATTGCGTTATTTCTAAAATCCCGATTATACATACCGCTGATATAGCGAATAGCATTATTGTTATTATCCATCTTACTATTCTTGCTTCTACCATATTTCTTTTCTTAAACTTATCGGCGATAAAGTCCTTTATTTTTTCCATTCCTATTATCATATTATACAATTTTTGCATTATTAATGATATGCCCCGCCTCTCTTAGATCTATGACTTTTCTGTCTTGGATATATTCGACGAGTTGACGCTTGCATTCCGCATACGTAATATCCGTGCCACAGTATCTTTCCCCCCTACACGCTACATATACAGAAAAAGCCCTTGCATTGAAGGATTTATCATTTTGATTCTCTTCCAGTGTTATATCACGAGAAGGCTCCCATATATCAGTTTTCTTTGTTGTGATAGCATTATTTTGCGATAATTTAATCAGATTTTCTGCTTGCTTTGATGCAACATCTACTTTCTTCTTTTCTGTGGCATAAAAATCTTTAAGTATATTAACTGCTTCGTGAATATTTTGCGGTGGGGATGGTAACTCCCGTACTCCTAGTTGACTAAATGCGTCTAGACCGAGCTGGTAATCTAGCTTTTGAATAGCTTCACACAGAGTATTAATCACTATCTGGCTACTTAGTACTGGTAAGTGGAATAGTTGATTAATTGCTTGTATGAATTCTGTCGCCTGCGATGTTGTCATTTTGTTGTTGTAACTTTCTTAATTCCTTGGCTTTCATAGCTTCTTCTGCGAGCCTCGTCTGGTGTTGGAGTAGTGCCTGCTCTTCTTCGTATTTTTGTCTGAAAAATGTTTTGGGGGCTTGTGGTCTAGGAACTTCTAACATCTCTGAGTATTTAGCTAATTTATCAGCTCTAGTTATTAGTTCTGGTGTGAGATTATGATAAAACGCTGTATTCTCTAGAGTCTGTTTAGCATTAGCAATAGCGGCTTTAAATTCTTCCGGCTGGAATCCTTCTTTAATCCTAGCCCCGAATTGTCTTTCTGATTTTGACTCTCCCCTAAAACTTCTCCCGAGTATCTTATTAAAATCCTTTATAAAATCTTTGTATGAATAATTATCCTGAGCTTGCTCAGGTATATATATAATATTCTCTTCAATCTTTTCAATCTTAACACTCTTATCACTCTTAGGTGTGGCACGGGTCTGTTCAGTGCCTGTTATGTAGTCCGGCACAAGTCCGGCACTCGATGTGTCAAAACGAATCCAGTCATCATAATCTTTTATCGTTACAATGCTGAATCTGCCATGGTTGGTAACTGTCACTAGATCGTACACTGCAACGGCACGAGTCAGGCACTTTTTGTACCCGTTCCGTGAAAGTGCCACATCTTTTCCGGCCGTAGAATATGTAATGAGAACTTGACCACGTGTTAAACGGTATGGTCGACCGTTACAGGATTTGGATTTCTCCATCGGCTCGTTTTGAGCCCTTAGTAATAAATAGAGCATTACTCTATGCATAGAATATTCTGGAGATTCTTTTCGTAAGAAAATTCTATCCAGCCTTTGTATATCTATTGGTTGTTTCCAGCTCATATTACTCTTTTCTAAACTATAGGCAACAGGTATGGAGAGAGCGTCGAAAGGTCACTAAACTCCGTTCTCCCCACATCTATTGCCATTACGCCCAGAAGATTCATTGCGGGCGTGCGTATCTATAATCTTCTTGAGAAATTCGTCAAAAAACACCTGTTGCAGTAAATTCATCGCTTCTTTTGGCAGTCGAGATCTAACAGTTAGACTGTAAGATTCTTGGACTTTGTATATTGTCTGCACTCAGAGCGAGACTTTCCCGAATATCGCCCTGACTAGAGACTAATAGAACAGACGCTTTACTAGTATTCGATTCTGCTCACCCAATCTCGTCGTAGCTGATATGAGCCTGCACCGCTCATGCCATCTCAGAAAAGACTGGCTATTAATTATTAGGGATCGGCACTGCCCCGACCGACCCCTAGCAACTAATAGTAAGGGTGAAGATAACCGCTAGAAAATCCCCACCCTGCCTTTATGAATGTTCGGTATTCAATTCCTTTAGTCCAGTCTGTTCTACGAGACCAGGCTAAGGGAGCTGAATATCGGGTAGTCTAGCTTGATACGATTGGTTCCTTAATCGCAACCCTTCTTTTTATCTATCCGTTCTTTTATAAACCGAAGTATATAAAACGCTAGGTTCAGTATATTGAATTTTTGGAAGATCTGCTAGGGTATACTAGCACGTCGTCACTCGTTTGTCAACATGTTGCGTTTGGCTTGATTGTATGATATATTCTCGCATTACTACAATAAACACAAATGAGAAAAATGCTTAAAATGAGTCAAGACTCAATACGTCAAACACTGGTATTGATTCAGGAATCTAAAGAACATCCGATGATCGATAAAGTGACCATTCGAGATAATCAGTCCGTAACACTTACGGAATCAAAAGAAGTAAGTACCCTAGAGTATTTACGACACAAGCTTAATAAGTCAAAATTCACAATCAGAGACAGGATGACGTACCTACTGAACAACGATTATATTACTGAAGATTTTGCGCGATGTTATCGAAGACAAAGAACTGTTACTTGGATCTACAAGCCAACGCAAAAAGGTCTTCTCGCATTATCAGAAAAAGAACTTGCAGGCGTGGTTAATGCTAACGCTTGACATTACGTCAATGGCGTGTTAATATTATATCTGATCGGGAATAACCGACGAAAGGCAACAAATGAAAAAGATATATAAATCATACGAACGTGACTATATCACGGATACAATATATAGCGACTACATATATAATCTAAAGGTCGATAAGATAATCGCAATAACAGCGTCAATACTATTCACGGGGATTTATTCTATTATAGGATTTCTATCTATATGAAATTAATAATAGGATATTCCTGCCCAAACTTCGACTTCTCAACTAGACAAATCAACGCAAACGTAATTGTCAGTCAGGAACAGGCAGAATGGCAGAAGTCAGAATTAATTAGATATCTCGCTAAATATTCTGGCCTATACGGTGGAATATGGTCAGAATTATTATTAATCGCAAGAGCCGTAGATGTTAAACCTCTAGTCGTTGAAGAGATCGGGGAGGAGGTAATACGATATGTATAGAATGGCAATACCAAGACGTGATGTCTATTTGGATGTTATAGAAGTCGAAAATCTAGACCAGTTCAATAATGTAAGAATATATTCCAAAAACCTACTTCAAGAAGTATTAGACGATACCGCTGATCCAGAACAGAGACGATATCTAGAATCAGTGATAGCATATCTAAATGAGCAAGCAGACACGCTACGCGAAGCAATACCAACTGAGAATTGTGGCTCCAGAATAGTGTTAGATGAAGAGATAAGAATTTGCAAATTATGCGAGACTGAGATTAAGGACACGGAGTCTTACTGTAATTTTTGTAAAGATAAAATTAATTATGAAACATTTGGAGAATAAATAAAAATGTCAGAAAACAATCAATTAACAATCAAACAGGCATTCGAGAATGACGACGTAAAACGTAAATTCAACGAAATGCTTGGCAAAAAAGCGCCGGGGTTTATGGTATCTGTAATTAATATAGTTTCAAACAATAAATTATTAGCTGAAGCAGATCGTAATTCTATATTATTTGCAGCAGCAACTGCGGCTACATTAGATCTTCCTGTTAATGAAAACTTAGGTTTCGCCTATATATTACCATATAAGAATAATAAGACTGGTGAAGTCAAAGCACAATTCCAAATAGGATATAAGGGATTTATCCAGCTGGCTCAAAAATCAGGGCAGTTCAAGACCATATCTGCTTCGCCTATCTATGAAGGACAGCTCATAAGCGAGAATCCTTTGACTGGATATCAATTCGATTTTTCTAAAAAAATCTCAGATAAAATAATTGGCTTTGCAGGTTATTTTGAATTATTAAACGGGTTCCAAAAAACCCTCTATATGACTGTAGATGAATTAAAAGGGCACGGCATGAAGTATTCCCAGAATTACAAGAAGTATGGTACTGGATTATGGGCGGAGAATTTTGAAGCCATGGCCATTAAAACAGTTTTAAAGCTATTACTATCCAAGTACGCTCCATTATCAATTGAAATGCAAAAAGCCGTAATTACAGATCAATCAATAGTTAAAGACTGGGACGGCCAAAATGTTGAGTACGATGATAACGATAATACACCAGTTAAGCTGGAAGAGGTGGTCGAGGCAAAAGAGAGGGACCGGGTCACCAAACATATTGAAAATGCAAAAACATCAGAAGAACTTGATCAAGCATATGACTATATAGCAGAACTGGCAGAAGATGACGAAATAAGAATAGCTTTTGTTACAAAACACAACCAGCTAAAACAACAGAAGGGGGTTAAATAATGAACTTTGATAATTACAAATTTAGATGCAGTTCTTTGGGCAAGTTAATGACGGATCCTAGGTCTAAGAGCGAAACGTTATCGGAAACAACGAAAGCTTATCTATTAGAGATTTACATCGATGAAGTTTATGGCAGAAGAAAGGATATTTCTAATAAGTACACAGAAAAAGGATTGTATTGTGAGGAAGACTCCCTAGGACTGGCTTCATTATATACAGGCAAATTACTACTTAAGAATAAAGATAAGTTCGAGAATGAATATATATGCGGTACTCCGGATATTATATTGGCGGATAAGATTATTGATATAAAAACGAAGTGGGATATCTGGGGATTCGCTGGAGAGGATGGATCTAATAAGGATTATTATTATCAGCTACAAGGATATATGTGGTTATGTGATAAGCAAAATGCAGAATTAGTATATTGTCTAACGAATGCTCCTGAACATCTTATTGTTAGTGAGAAAAAGAAACAAATGTACATAAGAGGCTTAGTTGATATGTATGAGACTCCTGAATTTGCTGAGATGGAAAAGGAAATCGATATGAATATGACCTTTGATGACATTGAATCTAAAGATAGGGTTAAGACATTCTCTTTTACGGCTGACATGGAAGTAATAGAGAAGTTACAAAAAAGAATCTTGGAAGCAAGAGAATATTTAAACAGTATTGAAAAATTATAAAAATGGGATTACACATAAAAACAGAATTTAAAGACGAAAGGTTCGGGAGGTATAGCTATATTCACGTACTCCGTAAATGGGTTTATATAAACATTGAGGGTAATACTGAGGAAGACGTAAAGCAATTTTATTATGCTGCGTTTTTTGGAGGCGATAATAATAAGTATATTGGTTCAGAATACTGCCCTGAATTGTTAAATCATAGTGATGCATATGGTGGTTATATTGATTACGAATATTTCGGAATTAAAAAAGTAAAAACAGATGAAACTGCGAGATTAGGAGATATCAAAAAACTTGCCGATGAAATGAAATATCTTGCTAAGCAAGTTCACAGAATGCCAGAGGACGTTAAAGAATGTTTTAAAGAATTATGTACATTTATTTTTCGGATTGATGGTAAATACGATGAGTATTCACGGTTTGTAATATTTGAATAATAAACAAAAATGAAAAAAGAAGATAAAATCAAAATACTCATTCAATGTTTCGCTACATTGGCGATATTCGCATGTACGATAGCGTTTGTTGAAGCCATCAAAGCTGGAAACAATTCTTTCGCTATTATGGATTTGTTACTGATAATCATTAACATAGGGAACTTAATTATTGTCACTAAGCGAATTAAATAATTATAAAAATATTAAAATGAAAAAAATTAAAGCGATAAAACAACTTAAGAATATAGTAGCCGATAATACATTATACAGTGTCGGTGATACAGTAATTGAAGTGTATAGGGATACTGATTCTCGACCACATCAATTAGTTAGTGGGAATAATTTTTGTTGGTTTGGCGATGACGACATCAAGTTCTGGCTAAACAATAGCATTATAGAGGTTGAGTATGAAGATGATGAGATTGAGATACTAAAGAGGGTGCGAGCCACCTTAGAAATCATAGAGGTGTGGCCATTATTCAATGATGATGCTGTTAGGGTTCGAAAAGCAATCCTTGACCTTAACCGCCTAATTGAATCAAAAGAAAAGGAGGGTTCAAAATGACATCAAGAATTTATCTTAGTAATACATTTAAACTTGTTCGTGAGTCTTTAGGATTAACTATGGGAGAATTAGGAATAAAATTAGATGTGACTAAGGCAACAATATGTTTGTGGGAATCTGGCAAAAGATTACCTAAAACAGAAATATTACTATGGTACTTGGAACAATCTAAGGATGTGGGGTGTCAAAAAGTTGATTGTCTCCATTGTGGTGGTACTGGCAAAATTAATCTATTTGGATTCAGAAATGGAGTGACAGAATGACATTCTGGGAAGCTACTCAATGGCTATGTACAGCGGGATTCGTGATGTGCTTTATACTAGGGGCGGTTGTATTGGTAGCGGGATATTTAGCGGAGAGAGAAATAGAAAATAATAAACTATGAACACACTTAAATTAACAGAAAAAGATTTTAAAGAAACTGATTTTTATTACAAAGAATATATCGGCAATGTCGATGTATCAGATTACGATGGTAGTATTGAGATTGATGGCGATCTTGGTTATGTTAGATTTAACAGTCTAAAAACAAAAGGCTATATAGTAGCCAAGGCAGGCAGTGGTATCGAGGCAGGCTGGGGTATCGAGGCAGGCTGGGGTATCGAGGCGGGCTATGGTATCGAGGCAGGCTGGGGTATCGAGGCGGGCTATGGTATCAAGGCAGGCAGTGGCATCGGGGCAGGCTATGGTATCAAGGCAGGCAGTGGCATCGGGGCAGGCTGGGGTATCAAGGCAGGCTTGGGTATCGAGGCAGGCTTGGATATCGAGGCAGGCTTGGATATCGAGGCAGGCCATGGTATCAAGGCAGGCAGTGGCATCGAGGCAGGCTTAAGCATAACGTGCAAGTTAAACCTAAAGTTTAGCTATAAAATCTTTGCTGGAATATGCACTTGGAGGAACATAACGGACGCGGAAAAGACAATTACTTGTGGAAAGAAAGAGGGCAATGGTGTAGTAGAATATGGAATTTTGAAAGAAATCGGATTACCCGAAGATGACAAAAAGAAAGAATTGTTGGCTAAAGCAGATGAACTAATTCAGAAAGCTACCGAATTAAAAGAGGAGGCAAACAAACTATGACCTATCTAACATTTACAATAATATTTTTCGTGCTGTTTTATTTAATCGTCGTGGTGACAGTAAAGGAGGAGAATTAAGAAATGGCAGAAGAATACCATAAAATAGAAACCCTTTTCGAGAGAGAAATTGAGAATAATAAATGCTAACAAAAAGAACTACTATAACTAACGATAATGAGTATGTAATGAATAAACTTGAAAAGCTCAGAGAAGTTTATCCAATTAATACATTTAACACATCTACACAGGATGAATTAATCGAATTAATTACGTCAATTGTTGAAAACATAGTCTGTTTCATCAATGATGATTATATAGAGATAATAGTCAATAACTTTATAGAGGATAAAGTAAAAAAAGAAGCAAATAAACTATGAAAATAATAAGACACGGAGATTTAATTTTTAGAAAATTAGATCTAAAAGACCTAATTAAAAAAGGCAAAAAAGTTAGTCAAATAGTTCTCGCTTTAGGTGAGCATACTGGACATAAACATCTACTCCAGATGGATAAAAATAAATTCGATATCGAGTGTGAGTTAGTGCTAATTGAACTTAACGCTAGTCGAGCCGTTTTTAATGTAAAAAAAGGCGGAGCTATATTAACTCACGAGGAACACAAACCAGTAACATTCTCCGAAGGCATTTGGGAAATGACATATGAGCGTGAGAGAGATCCTTTTTTAGATTCTATCAGACAAGTATTAGATTAATATTATAATGGCTATGTTAGAAAAAATAACAAAAAAACAAGAGAAATTAATGGTTCAAGTCAAGCAAGAATGGCTTGACAGACTGTTTAAGACTCCCCAGTCCGTAGATAGACAAAAGGCACAAAAATCAATTAAATGGCTATATGAATTTTGTGGATTGAAAGAACCAAGGATATTGTTTGTAGATAGCCCGTTAGCAGCTCAATATGCTGCCAATATTATGTCACAGGTTGGTTTACAGGTTAGGTCACGGGTTAGGTCACGGGTTAGGTCACAGGTTGATTCACAGGTTACACAGGTTATGTCACAGGTTGGGTCACAGGTTGATTCACAGGTTAGGCCACAGGTTTGGTCACAGGTTGATTCACAGGTTTGGTCACAGGTTAGGTCACAGGTTAGGTCACAGGTTAGGTCACAGGTTAGGTCACAGGTTAGGTCACAGGTTGAAGATTATTATCCATTCGCGAGTTATGGTAATATTAGTGATTATGGGTGGGCGTCATTTTATGATTTTTTCGCAAAAATCGGAGTGGTAAAAAATGAAGATTTTGAAAATTTTAAGAAGTATCTATCGGCGGGTATATATGATTGCATACAGCTAGAAGGTCTATGTATTGTTTGTAATAAACCAATTAAAATCTCAAGAGATAATACGAATAGATTACACTCAGAGGATGGTTCCGCAATAGAATGGGCTGACGGATATAAACTTTTCTATCTGTGGGGAGTACATTTAGAAGAAGAGATGTACTGGAAGATTGTTAAGAATGAATATTCCGTCGCAGAAGTACTGGGCATGGAGAATATGGAACATAGAATGGTAGCATTGAAGTTTTATAATCCTAAGAAGATGATTGAAGGACTTGGAGACAAAGTTAAATTACTCGACAAGTTTACGAAAACAGTAAGTAATGAAGATATAAAGTCTGTAGATGTGACAGTAGACCTATTAAGTATTAACGATATATTCTCTCAAAAAGAATATTTTCTTAAATATAATTGTCCGTCGACTGGCAGAATATATCTATCTTGTATAGATCCTGATTTCGCTAAATCTAATCCTAGAGCCTCGGCCTGCATGGCATGGAAGCTTGGGATCACAGAAGAAGAATACATAAGTATGGAAACGGAAGCATGACATATTTAACATTAACAATAATATTTTTCGTACTGTTTTATTTAATTGTGGTTGTGACAGTAAAGGAGGAAAATTAAGATGAAAGATATAATTATTGCATTAGGGCTGTTCTTTGGAACTCTGTTTGTGATTGTTTTTATAGGGTTGGTTATCGGTGCGATAGCCGGTGCTGTCACCAAGAATCAAGATCCCTGCACAGAGAAATACACAAGGTTTTTGACCTTCGCAGAAATGAAACGTTGCGAGGAAATATATAATCAAAAATAATAATGATTAAAGAAAAAACAAAAAATCAAGAAAGAGCCATTTACTTTTGCACAGACAATCCTAAGATCGTAGAAAAAATAAAATTCTATCTTTGGTACGGGGATGTCTTTATAGGTTATATCCCAATGATAAAACTATTTCTATTACTGGAGATAGTAAATATCCTATTATAGTACACTAAACAGTAAAAAATAATGGCAAAACTACTTAATCAAAAACAGCAAGACTACTGGATTAATGATGTTGCGGAAAGGCAGGTTTATTACGATATAATGAAAGCCACAAAGACCGCATTAGGTCAAGCTTATATAAATAGGCTTAATATTGAGAACCTGAATACCGAATTAATCCAACTCAAAAAAGAAATTAAGAAATTAAAGAAAGAAATTAAACATGGAGAAAACACACAGAGAAATAAAATTTAGAGCTTGGGATCATAAAGAAAAAAAGATGTATCCAATGCAATGGTTAAATAGCCCAGTTGATTGGGAATGCGTATCACATCTTAATTATATTTTGGATGAGACCCTTAAAGATCTTCGTGACGAGATTTATGATTCGTTCGAATTGTTACAATACACTGGGATGAAAGATAAGAATGGGAAGGAGATATATGAAGGAGATCTCGTAAAAGTCACCGACCAAGAAGATAACATCGGTAAAGAATATCCTAATACTGGTATTGGCGCAATTGAATGGCTTGATTGCTTAGGAGGTTGGTATATATCAAATATAGAAGATAGTTTGGCGGGCGTGCTTGATTATCAAAATATTGAAATCATCGGTGATATCTATCAAAACCCTGAATTATTAAAAAACAATGACTAAAATCGCAATGCAAACCAAATGTATTTATTGCTTACATGAGCAACATGCTCCATTGGTTTATGGAATCTCTAGGGGCAAGCACCCGTGTTGGTGGTGTGGTCTAACACCGCCCAAACTAACTCAAGAAGAATACGAAGAGATAATCAAACAGAAAAAAGATGAAACTAAAAGTTAAATACTACTTTGGAGATGAAGTCCAAACACTGCTAAGTGATAGTAAACTAATAATAATGAGAATGGACATCAGGCTGGATGGTACGGTTAATTATGGATGTTTAAATGAATCAGGTGATATCGTATGGCACTTCGGTTATGAATTGAAGAAGTCTAAAAAGGAGAGAGTAATTGGTATAGTCAAGTCTAGTGATTAAATATTAATTACTTTAGTGGAGCATCATCAAAAATACCACCTTGTGGCACAGCTAGGGTCCCAAAATATATATCACGTAACCAGTTTAATTCACGCCACATAATTTCTGGACAATCTTTGTTTTCCATCTCAGAAAAATGGAAATGTACTTCTGATTCGATCGCCTTATCGAATCTATCACCATTTGTCCAATAATCGGAAAATACTCTTTTAATAATATCCTTTAGCGCTTTACTTTGTCGTTCATTTACGATGAATGCATCAATAAGTGTTAGGACATCACCTTCTAATTTCCTAGTTAATTGACCTCTTTTTAGGAGTAAATTCCAAAGTCTTGAGGAAAATGGAAGTACATAATTAGGATCGAAACAATTTATATCTGCAGGAATAGTTTCTTCAATATTATCTGCACACAGTTCTTTTTGTTTTATACTTGACATAACTTGACTATACACAAACAACTAGACTTGACTGATATATTCTACCACAACATCCTAGGAATTTAAACGATCCTGTTACTGTTCTTTTTTATTTAGTCTGTTCCTAATTGTAAACTAATTATCAACTTAGTTTATTTAATTGTAAACCAAAAAATCCCCCTTATTTCTAAGAGGGATACTTTTCTACTAACTGCTTCACTTATAGAGGCATTCACGGTCGGTCGAAACCTTAGGCTAATCCTCTCATCGTGATACATTATACATATTCGATGTGTTTTTGTAAAACGCTATTTATTAAAAAGTCAACAGATACGTAAGAAATCCTATGGCGTCTTTGGGACATGAAATTAATTTCGGAGACATTACTATTATGCTGTTGTGTTTAGTCTCCTTTTGGTGGTCTCCGAACACATGCAATAGATATAAAGATGTATATTGAGCATTTAATCCCTTAACATTTTCTATCTCTTGATGAAAATCACACTGAGAACATTGAAAAATTGTCTTCATAATTTATTATTTGTTTTGTAACTCTAATCTTTTTTGTTTGTCTTTTAACCAACCAATGATTAATGACTTGATTATAGCACCTCCGATAAGAGTTCCACCAATTGTATAATCAGGGATATTCGTTTTGTTTAATACCTCAATAGCTATGGGAATTAATACAGTTACATAGCCAATATTTGGTAATATATATTGTTTAACCCAGTTTTGTTTGCCCCATCGAGTGATGAATTTTGTTTCCCAATCCTTCAGAAGTTTAAGCTTCAGCGTCGATAATGAGATAGATACTGATTGTGGCTGTTCTTTCGCAAGTCTTAATTGCTCTCGTAAGTCTCTGATGATGTTTGTATCATCTTGTATTGTCATATTAAGTCCATCTATTATAAGATTTTTGTCTCTGATATCTGTCGTGTAATTACCGATAACCATCTCTAACTCTTTTTTGTTGTTGTTAAGTGTGGAGATTAATCCTTCTTTATTCTGTAGTTCGTCTTGCAGTGCGTTTATCTTAGCATCTAGCATAGATATCTCGACTTCCTGCTTTGCGATAATTGTTCCTTGATCATTGTTCGTGCGTACTTGTATTACCATACCAGCGAAAAGATTAAGTTCGTGCCACGTTTTAGCACCGTTAAGCTGTGCTATAGCAGTCCATCTATTCTCTTCTGCATAATCTGGGAATCCGGCAGCCTTTGCAACGTTATATAATCCCCATCCTGGTTGTACTGTTATTGTATTTTCCATGTTTATTTTTTTATCTATATTTTGTTTTATATATATCTCTGGATCGTAGGTCCGATATGGATTGTAAGATTCTATTGCGAAATGGACGTGAGGTCCCGTAGCCTTGCCAGTTTTGCCAACTAGAGCAATAGTCATACCCTCCCTAACTTTATCGCCTACATATACCAGATTTTGTGAATTATGATGATATACAGATACTGCCATATCATCGTGTCGTATTTTAACGGTTTTAGAGCCATCGTTATTCGTGGTGCTTACTATAACTACACCATCAGCTATAGCCTGTATTGGTGTTCCTTCTTTAGCGGCTATATCTAACGCCCCATGTATATTATTACCCCAAAGAGCCGTATTTCTATCATTATAACGTGCTGTTATTTTGTATTTATTGATATCTAACGGATAGATCATGTCTATTTCTTTATTAAAAATGCTAATCCCACATTTAGTATCGTGATTATCGAACCCCACACAACAGAATCAATTTTATTTGATGTTTTACGGATTGGTTTAAAATTCTCGTGGAGCCTAGTTATACTTACTTCTATCGAGCCGAGTTTCGTATCAAATGATTTTAATTTTTCGTCTATTCGCTGTTCTACTTTGAGTATAGATAATTCGGCGGCGTCCTTTGTGATACAAGACGAAGATATATTTTCTAATTTTTCGACAATAAATTTATACTGTGTTTTTAACTCTGTGATATCTTGCATTGTAGATGATGGATTAGCCACTATTGTGAATAGTTAAGTAATAGATTAGATAAATTAGTATCTTGATTATTGGTAGTGCTTCCGCCTCTTATTCTGTCAGCGACATCATTAAACATGTATTCTAATTCATTGAATTTATAGTCAATGGTATCTGGATCGTCGAAAGTAGTTGGAAGTAATTCTAAGAATTTTTTAGTTTCGTCGTCATTTATCGCCGCCCCACTTCTAAGACGACCAACGATATCTGATACATTTTTTCTCGCTGTTTCAAGCACCCTAGCGTCTTTTGGTCTAATGATATTAGGCAGGTTAGAAGTAAATAAAGTACTTTTATTTTTTGATAGTATATCCCGCATCGTGCTAATGGATCTAAGACCGGATTCTGCGTTCGATATGACTTTAGAGGCCTCCGCCGACAACGGTTTTGTCTGTACGTTATTAGGAACTGGCATACCAAGCATCTCCATTAATGAATTAGCTTCCTTAAGTGCTTCTGTAGGAGTATAAGCGGGATTACCTTTAGAATCAGTTTGCGATAAAAATTTTTGTGCTATCTCTGCACGCTTCGCTAATAAGGCGTCTCGCAACGGAACCTGAGACATGCCATTATCACCTGTTTGTGGATTTACAGTAGGGTCGGCTGGGTATCCTAATACGGCAGGATCAAATCCTAATATATTTGTATCGTATTGAGGCAACTGTGAGTTCGTATTGCCGCCCAATAATTGATCCGCTAATTTTGCCCCAGTTACACCTTGTACTACTGGATTTTTAAGTATAGGAGCTATTCTATCAGCGATACTATTATTAACAATTTTATTTGTGAATCGTGATATCTTGCTTGGTTGTGCGACTTGGTTTTGGAAATTCCCAGTTAGCTGTAATCCCTTTTTGCCGATAAAACTTCTAACCTGATCCGACATCCTTTTAGCCGGTATCATTTCTCCAATGATACTTTTCCCTAAGCCACCACTAGTATTACCATTTAAAGCATTTAAAGTCTTTCTGCCAGTCGCTTCCTGCGACTTATATAAAGACGACATAACAGTATTATATTTATTGTATTCTGGTACAGCTTGCCCTAATTTATTATTAATATCGTCTAATAAAACCTGCTTGGCTTGCATTAGTGGACCTTCTTTAGCTGATTTTGTTGCGTTCCTTATTTGCGTTTTTAGTTCTACTGCTATTTGATTTAAATCTGGCAACGCAAAAGTCTTTTTGCCCTCAACTTCATTAATAATAGTTCCAAATTTACTTTGTGATATAAAATTTTTTAAACCAGCTTGTAATTCTTCTCTAGTTATATTTTTAGAAGAATTAAGAGCAACGTCGTTCAGTGATTGTGATAAGCCACTCAAAAGATCATCGCTTACTATATTAATAGGATTATTTTTATATGCCTGTTCAATTACTCCGTTTCTTTGTTCTGCTATTCTTCCGATAGCATTTTTTATACCTTTTTCCGTATTTTTTTCTCCCAAAGAATTCAGAATCCTCTGGTTATCCAGTAGCACTTGTGGTTTATCTATAATGTCTTTTGTGCCCTTTACCCCCAACGTAGCTGCCTGTCTACTAGTAAAAATTTCGTTAGCCCTGCTCTGCTCTTTACCGAGTTGGTTATAAATAGAATCAATATCTATATCTTTACCTGCATTACTAGCAATCTTGTTAGTTGCCCCACCAGCACCTTTATTAGCCAACTTACCAACTAATTTCCCCGCTCCTTTTAATGCCGCTCCTGTGGCGAAACCACCAGCAGCTCCAGTTGCAGTACTGGTCAATAAATCAGATAGGTTATTAGTTTTAGAATCAGATAGCCCGTACATACCACCAGCTAGTGCTGCTCCTTTTAAACCCATAGCTCCGGGTACAAAGTAGCTGGCTGAGCCAACGGCACTCTTACCGACATCAACAATTGGATTATTAATCATATTGGTGTATTCGTCCGCTGTTAGATATTTTGGCTGATAAGAAGTGCCAGACTGCATTGCATCCGCATAACGTTTAGATTCCGCAGCTTTATTGATTAAATCTTGTACAGGAGAAAATATAGTTCCCAATAACCCTCTATCTCTTTGGGTATATTTATCAATAGTACCGTCACCAACATCAGTGATTGGATTATTCTTAATCCAATCTAAAGCATCTTGTCCTGTTAATATATCTGGCATAATATTATTTCTTAAAACCCACGTGATAAATTTCCCACCTTGCTAAATAAGCTATTAATATCCCCAAGAAGTCCGCCCCCTGCTCTCTTTAATGAAGAAGATTGCCCCGTTATATACTTGAATGTATCTGCAAATGGACTAGCAAAAGTTGCTAATGCATTAGCATTCTGCGGCTTTAAGGATTCTTCGCCTTGTAATATAGGTGTCCCATCTGGCCGGATACCAACAACGATCTTCCCATTATAATTAGCACCCATCTTAAATGGCTTCCATTCATATTTAGGACTTCCATCTGGATTTTTACCAGTTACCCACGTTTGTCCAGTCGCATTATTAGTTGAACTTATTCCGTCTAATTTCCCAGGAGCCTCTGACGACTTATTTGCCGCAGCAATCAATTGTTTATAATAATTTGCTTGATCGTTTGTGGCTTTAGCTTGTATAGCTCTTTGTTTATCAGCTTCTTCTTGTTGCAGTGCAGATTGATATAAAGGATTAACAATATTTAGCCTATCTAATATGCTCTGTCTTCCTAAATCATATTGGCTCGCTGTTGTGTTCGCCAAGTCTTGTATTCTACCTCCCTGAGCGTTTATCAAGTCTCCCATTGTGTTTGCCGTGCCATATAATCTTCCAACTTGACCTAGCATAGAGCTTAGTCTGCTACTAGCACTTGGACCTTGTGAAGGATCGTTGCCGTAAGCCTTGTAATAATCATCTAATACTGTTGCTGGTGCCGCATAGGCTTGTGCTTCAGTGCGACGTAGGTCCTGATACTGAGGCTTCATGAAATCAACTCGTGACATTAAATCTTTATATACTTCATTTGGATCAATCGGCGTATATGCTCCCAGTTTATCTTTGAGCCCTACTATTTCATTGTATAAATTTTGACTATTTGGCATGTTATTTTCCTAAATTATTTAATGCTGTTGGCGAATTGCTAATATCACCTATTTTCTTATTGTATCCTTGACGTATCATTTCTTCATACATGTTTCTTGTAGAATCTAATTGATCTTGATAAGTTCTTTCTACCCCAGATAATGACCTTTTATATAGTTTCGGTGCGTTGCCCATCATCCACGAATTACTTGTTGCGGCGGTATTCCTATATCCAGATTTAAACGGATTCAAGGTGGTATATTCAAATTGAGGTCGCATAGTATCCTTTACAAATTGATTCAAAACTTCTCTTTGCGGTGCGGCATAAGTATCATATGGAAGCGTAGAAGACCAAGAAGCTTGTGGCGTCAAGAAGTTACCTATCTTTGATATTAAAGAGCTCACAATAGAATTATTGCCAAGAGTACTCCTATAGTTCTGAGACGGAACAGATATGTCAATATTCGGTTGCGAAAAATACAATGGTCCCATATTTACCTAAGCATGGAGAAAATCATTGCTAAAAGTAAAGGGCTACTTGTGTTGTGTGATATAATATCTTATCTAATGTTAATAACAATATTAATAAACATAATATACATTATAACGCCATACATGACTGGGGATATTGATCTATCAGTATTAAGACCAAAACAACCCGCCGCAATAGTTACTCCAACCCCCACTCCTACACCGTCACCAGTTGTTAAAGTAAAACCAAGTACGGTTAGTAAGCCAGTCCCCAAGAAGATTATTGTTACTCCGACTCCAACACCAACAGTGGATTTAAAATCAATCTACTCAGGAGGGATACCATCAACAACCGAGTTCCAACCCGTATTAGATAAAATTTGTACCGTGTTTCCAAGTGGGGATCCATGCTTTCATGCGTCACAAAGAGCGATACATTTTAAGCCATATCTAGGCAAAAGAGGTTATAATTATGGCGTATTAGGAATAAAATGCACAGATTATATTCTTGAAAAAGGTCTAATTAAAGATTTAATCAACGACTGTTCTGATTTATTTGATATAGATAAGAATATTGAGGTAGGATACTTTTTATACACACACGATAATTTAAAAAGTTTCCGTGGATATTCTAACTAAGATCTATATAACCACGTAGCTCTAGCTGAATTACGCAAAATCCCTGATATTCGTTACCACGAGTCTCCTGTTGCACTATTAAATAGTTCCAATCATTATCCGTAAAACTAGTTACAATTCCATTTGTGTCAGTACTGAATGTATATGTTAATTCTTCGAAGTCACTAGAGAGTGTCTGATTAGATAATAAAGCAGTGCCATTCTCATATATATAATAATTTACCCCAGTACTACCACTCCCGGAGACTATGTTTTTAATGGGGTTTAGTCTTAAATATACATACCGTGCCTGTGTCTCAACTGGACCGCTCCCATCGTTATAGAAGCCGTTCTCGAATAATAGACGTACCCTAGCACCTGTTATCTTCCAATCAGAATATTTATAAAACTTAACAGATACGGTCATATTGGTATCTATATCATCTGGATAATATACTGCCCCAACGGCTCCTATCGGGTCTGGAGCTGAAGATCCAGATGTTGACGAAAATACGAATGCGAAAGGATACGTCGTCGTAGAATAAATCAATTCCGATGTTTTAGCCGTATCAACATCAATGCTAGGCTTAGAAATCTTGAACACGCCGTTAGAACCATCAATTTTAAGCCGGTCTGTCGTTGCGTCAGCCATTTTAATAAGTGAATTGTTAAGATCAAAATAAGTTCTACCATCACTGCTCTGTACAATGCCAGTCGTAATACTATTACCACTTATCAATGTACCATAAGTGTCTACCGGGAATATTGTCATTCTACCAGAAGCATCGTTTTTAAAAGAAGCAACTACAAATTTATTAGTACCTATCGCCGTGTTTTGGCTTATGGTGATAGAATAAGTTGCATCACCTTTCTTATAATATATATAGAATCTGTTCGTGGTGTCAGTTGTTGTGTAATTCCCTGAGGATATACTTACCGAAGAGCCATCTGCGAATACTATGGTATGTGCGTTCCAATCAATGCGATTTGTTGTTCCATTTGTCCAGACTGCATTAGAGTTCCAGTCTTTTGAACCAACCGATAGCACTCTGGTGCTAATAGAATCAGCCGCTAATATATTTCTTTTTGGCTCTATATAATTTGTTACAGCGGATTGCGGTATTTGTCCAGCCTTCAGCCCAATTAATTGCGACGACCTCGTTCCATATAAACTAGCGTAGTTAGTCTTCTCAACATCATCAATCTTTCCATCATCAATAGATAATTTATAGGTGGGTTTGATTACCTGTGCTTTATATTTTAATCTATCAAGAGTGTCATCCATGTTTATCATATAGTCTGCGGTCTAATATTTAATTCTTCTGCGGTTATCATATATCCTATCCCTGATATCTCAAAATCCTCACTGGCTTGGTCATTACCTATTTCTAGACTTAAAGAACGGAATTTAAGGCCTTTAGGGAACCCAATAACTTTTATCTTATCAAGACGCGTGGAATAATCACTTTCGTACATGTCAATGACACCATATGTCGTAACTGGGCTTGCATTGTCTGGATCTGTGATTGAGGTATATGTAAAGTTGCAATCGGTTGCATATTTCACATATAAATATGTATTGTCAGCGGATTGCGGTCTATATTTAATTAATAAGCTTTCGTTTGTCTTTGTCTTATAAGTTTTCCCGAAGTCTATAAAAGGTGTTATAGCATATGCACTTATTGCAGTCCCGTTATCATTGGTTCCAGTATTTAATAGATATACATTGTCATCAGAGCAACCACATACTAGTACCTCTTTATTAGATATTATTGTATTTGTAAATATGAGTGGCTTATAGGGCAATGTGTATAGTGACCACAAAACTTGAGCCGTTTGAGCTAAAAACCCACGTATAAGACAATTGGTAAAAGACCTGCCACGAAATGTAATATTACCAACAGAAAAGTAAAACTCGTTACCATCCGCCCCAAAGCATATTGAAGATAAGTTTGATCTACTTATATTATCAATAAGTGAATCCGCATATGTATCATCTTGTATATCCCACGAAATGTTTTCTGGTTTGCCAGCTCCGCCCCAAGACCATATACGCCCCCTTCTATCCATCCAAATCATCCAATCATTACATTCGCCTATAGATCTTTGGTTAGCACATCCAACACCGAATAGACTGATAACTCCAGTCCCATTCTCCGCATAACGGATATCAAATGTATAAGCTTTCCTAGCAGTAAATATAATAATTTGACCTATCGCACTATTACTGAATAATGCAACAACTGGTTCTGGTAACTGTATAAATCTGGTAGAAGTTGTCATGGTCTCATCATCTTCATAGAGTTGATGTCCTGGTATGTTATTTGTCTCATCAAATAAAGAATAATAAACCCTATTCTGGTAGCTTACAGAAGAGCCTCCAATTTCTGTAACATTACCAACAAATAAAGTACCCTGAGCTACAGCCATACACTTAGCTTTTATTCTATTCCCAGCTGTCCCAACTGCAGTTAGTGTGCCAGTGCTATCCTCATAAGAAAGATTAAGACCAGCACCAACCCAATACTTCTGTCCTCTATAATTAACCCCTTCCACGTTACTATTTGGATAACTAGCGAGTATTGATCCTGTCCACGAATCAGTTGTTGTATCGTATAGTTCTAAATTAGTTCCACGAATCACAGATAATTCTGTTGTGCCATCAAGCTTAGAAAAAGCTATTAAGCCATCGACGCCGTTACCTCCAGTATCAGTGCCTAATATAACAGACCCAGATCTTTTACCCCATGTACCAGGCTTGCTATTAGATACATTAACTAATAATGGAGAATAGTTTAGAGGTATCTTGTCCATATCCTGCCTTTGAATCATTCCCTGTAGATTGTCTAACCATATTTCTTTACCTGCCATTTGTGTTATATGTTTCTAGAATATAAAGCATTGTAATAATCACCCAATTTGATTTTATGTGGTCCACTTCTCGTTTTTAACTTTAGATTGCGTACTAAAGCTAGAGTTCCCTTGGGTAATATCATACCAGTTCTTGGATCTCTTTCTTCATATCTTTCTGCCTCATTAAATTTATCAAGTCTCCTAAATCCCCATGCAGTAACTCCATTTATAATAACATCGCTAATACCGGCGTTCCTGAGGCGTGGTTCGTCGCTCGAACTACTTAGAGACGATGGGCGCTCTGTATATAAAAGCTGTAGTTTGCCATCGTAATGTGTTGGATACGGTATTATACCTATCGCACTTGTTGGCACGCCACCAACATCTACTGTAGTCTCGTAAAAAATTGGACTAGCCGTGCTGTATCTATCTGATTCGTACATAACAGTACGTTTATTGGCTCTAGTACACTGTGTAAAATAGCTATCGCTCGAGTTATATTTTATACCGATACTTGATAGTTCTTTCGCATCAGTCGCACCGCCACCTAAAGTAAATTCATTACCTAAAACGTATATAGTATCCCCGTCCCATGTATCACCGATGGTCGTATCTACAGTAACCTGTGTCGCACTAGAATATGTAACTATTTTAACGTATTCATCATCCGTTGCATTATACACCTGAAAACCCTCCATTGAGTTGGCAAAAATACTAGTTGTAGCAATTAGTGTTGTGCTAGTAGAGCTGGCACTAACAGTACCCGTTGCTGTATACGTACTTACAGGATAAGTAGTTTGTTCAAATTCTTGTGGGAATTTATCAGACAAATAAGGAAATAATACTTCTAAATAAATATCATTTACTTTATTTCCGATACTAGTTTCTGTAAAAATCCCGCTAACGATAGTAGAATCATCGCTAGCTAAAACTCCTAAATTATCTGCTATTCTTTTTTTAATATTTTCAAATGTCATGTTTAGTTTATGTGTTAAATTTCCGCATCGTCAGTATAATGGAATCTAATCCCATTAAGATTCGCGGTCGACGCGTATAGCTGAAAACCATTACAACCAATACTAGTAATGCCACCGTACGATTGATTTGTGTTCCATGAATCACTAATCGAAAGATCACATTTGCCGGAGTGACCAACGGCATCATATATCGTAGGGGTTGTCGCCACCCGTTTTTCCGTTTTATAGGTCACGCCTACAGCCATCGTTAATGCCCCCGTGGATGGAGTCGCACTACCGCATATATCGGCAGCGGTTGAGGCTCCTACGGCTGTTGCATACCCCCAACTTTTTTCATAATACCGCCTGCATGAATCTAACTCGTCGCCGAAGCTCCTCGGCTGGAATGGTAAAGCAACATCGCCAGCACATAATTGTACTTGCGCAATATCAATGTCTCCAGAGCCGACAAAGGTTTCCGCTACTCCAGTAGAACCTACAACTTCAGAAGAAGTGCCTGTACCCCACATAATAGAAAAGAAAAGCATGATTAAATCATTATTATCAGTTCCGAAAGTCTTACCTACAAGTGTGTTTGTCGTAAAAGTATAAGTATATTTCGTCCACGTGCTTGTCAATGTCCAATTCGTGCCATTTATATTCTCACCACTACTCGGCGAACCTGTTGTCCCGTAACTCTGTTGTAAATAAATGCCGATCTTTTTATTAGCAATGGAACTTCTTGCCCAAAAAGATACGGTGACTTTCTTATCAACGCCACAAAGATATCTCGTGGCGTTTTCTAGACGTGTTAATATTTTATACGTATCGTTTGCGCCATACCCACTGCCCGCTCCATTTGTATTAATTCTATAATGATAATAGGCGTTAGTTATATCACCAGATGTCAATAATTGCCTAGAATGTATTATCGTCGTTGGCAGGGTGCCAGTATTAGCTATACTGACTCTAAATCTATCTGCCGTATATATTGTGTCGCCGGGATTCGTGAAGCTCGTACCTCTTTGCCAGATATCAAAATTACCGTTAATTATCGCCTGACGAGCCATGCCGTAATAAGTAAAATTATCTCCGGCGTTAGCATCTAATGCAGATCCGGTAGAAATAGTTTTATTAGTTAAAGTCTGTGCAACATCCGTACCTACTATCGTAGTGTTTGCATCAGGAGATGTAAGAGTTCTTGTATTGCCAGTGGTGATTCCAGAAGCTTGGAATTTTATCTTCTTAGTAGCATCAGAGTCATCAACAATATATGTTGTGTTATCAACAAAAGATTTATTATTTAACGTTTCTACGCCACTATCTGTTCCTGTACTAGATTTATTAGTAATTACTGGAGAAGTTAAAGTTTTATTCGATAATGTTTCTGTACCAGTATCAGCACCTGTACTGGTCTTATTGGTTATAGTGGGGGATGTAAGTGTTTTATTAGTTAGAGTCTCAGTCCCAGTCTTGCTAACGGCTTTATCGGTGCCAGTAACTCCAGAGAGCTTATAATCATGAGTAGCAGTAACCGCTGAGCTATTTGCGCCGACTTTTGCTTCTAATGCCTCAATAGAATCATAAATATTATCAATTACGACATCGCCTTCAACGCCAGACGTATCCATAGTATCTGTTGCCAGAGGTCTCTGATACGCGTCAATACTTGTAGGATAACTAGTCGCCATTTTCTCTTTAGCATAGGCTACATATAACAATTACTAAAAATCAAGATAAGCTCTGTGTATCGGTAAACGTACTCGCCGTTGTTGACTTGTTAAATATACTAGTTCGGTAGCTCCCTCGCCATGTATAAGAATTCCTCCAAGTCAAAGCAGATCTCCAAGCCATTACATTAGATGTAAGTTGTGACGGACTTGTATCTGCATCAGCCCAATCACCCCATGTCTTTTCTGTACCTGTTAGATCCTCAAAAGTTGTTGTTATAAATGTCATAATTAGTAGCTTCTATTAATTTGATACCTTATCGTTTTAGATCCGCCTAAGCGATTCTTCAATATAAGATTATTTCCAGTTTTAAAAATACTCAGTTTCCCATCTGTATCTGCGTTGTCAACATTAGCCGAGTTGCTTATCAATACAACTGCCCCACTTCCGGCAGGGAAGCTGAATAAGGCGTAGGCTTCATTATCACCAATTTGAGCCATCCCCCATCCAGGAGTACTCTGTACGTCGATACTTTCATTCGCGTCGTCCTCCAATGTTGTACTATGCGAATCCCAGATAACATTATTTACTGTTTGATTAAGTGTGCCAAAACCCTTATTACATATAAAATCTGCTGTTGACACGTTCGTTGTGGCTATAGAACTATTGACAGCACTACATCCAGTTATCAAAGAATCGCCAGTTATATCAGAGAAGTTGAAATCATAGCCATTCGGATTCGAGGAGGTACAATTACTCATTTTAAGATTGGTTATAAATCTTACATCACAAGAATTTACACTCGTGCCATCAGACTCAAACGTACAATCATCTAATGTTAGATCTTTAATCTTATAAAATAAAGCCCCTTGTTTTCCAGAAAAGTAACAATTAACAAATTTTATATCTTCATATGTATCTAATGTATCTGCGGCCGAACCAAATGAATACCCCTCATCAGAAATAAGCTGGCAATTTACAAAATATATATGCTTAACAGTACCCGCCGTTGTTGCGGTAAATCTCAATGCGGCAGTAATATTTATACGTATAATACAATTAGCAACCACCACATTGTAAATACCCGTTGTATCTCCAGACTGTATGTGTATTCCGTATGTAGCGACATCACGTGTCGTACTATCAGCAGTAACATTTACCATTGTTATGTCCTGTGTATCACGAGATACCGCATCAGCAGCTCGTATAAATACATTCGTACCAGTTTCATTATTTAACGCAATATTACATATCTGTACTTTTTGGCTATGGTAAACTAATAATCCTCTTTGAGACCCACCTGCCCTATCGCCAACATCTTCTATATCAGCTGTTATATTGGATAAATTTACATTAGTTGAATCTCCTATGACAATTGGATGCTCTAAATTTTTAAAATGTAAATCATGGAAATTTGCATAGTCTACAGGAAACGTATAAAGCCCCGTATGCCCATCTCGGAAATAACAACTATGGACCTCAACATTTGTTGATCTTGTGGCACCGTCATTATCGAAAAATATACCATTGCCAGATTCATATTGATTAGTAGTACTATTTGGGTATAGTTGATTGCCCTCAAAGTATATCCTACTAATTTCTATGTTTTCTCTTCCCTTAAACCTCATCAAAGCTTTATTCTCAAAGTCTGCAAGTGTCTCGGTCAGCGAAGTGTCATAGAGTCTAGTATTTTTACCAGATCCTTCAATTACTATGTTATCTGCGGCTATAATATGTGCCAATGAATCACTGGTAGTCATATTATAATCGCCAGCTTTAATTATAGCCTTTTTATGTTCATAACTCGCTCGTTCGATACAATTAATTATGTCACTGTAATTTGATTCTGTTGCTACAGTTAAATAGTCACCATATTGATCGAGCTGAGTCGCTACAACAGACTGATTAAATTCGGAATTATTCGGATAACCAGTTGTTTGTTCGATAAAATTAGACATTGTTTACCTTAAACTATGACCATGTATCATGTGCCACTCGTCGCCATGTATTAGCTGCTGTGCATATATACAAATAGCTCGCATCCCAACAAAAATCACCCGTTGTGCCTGCGTCTCCAGCACTAGATGGTGTCTTTGCAGTTTTTAATCCTAATTCTCCAGTTCTTTTGAATGTGAAGATTTCTGTTGCCGCTCCACCATTTGCGAGCCAAATTGAGGCGTCTGCAGAGCCAGTGGAAGCGTGGTGGCTAACATTCTTAAATACTAGACCGCCTGTATACATCGCTCCTGCATTTAAATTAGAAAAAGCGGTCAAATTATTCGTTGTGCTATTAGAGTTTTGAACTACACTTTGTATGGTAAACGGTGCTATTGTCGAGGTGCTACCACTTGATATGACATGCCTCGCACCATATAACGTAGTTACCCCATCATAAGCCATTTTCCAAAGATTAGTAGTCTGGTAATAAAGATAAAACTCGGTTATATCATCTGCGGTAGTTCTTGGTATTGATTGGAATTTAAATCTTCTTTTAGCTTCTGCGGCACCCGTCCAGTTTGATGATTCAAATTCTAAAGTATAAGAAGGCTTTTGATCGTTTCTCTGGGTGGCACTTACCCCATTTTGTGTGATAGAAGAAATAGCTCCTACATTAACGGCTCCGGTAAATGTCGCACCAGCCAGTGCGGCTTTGCCAGTGAATTGCGTCTGTATTGCAGATGTGACTCCGCTTAGGTAGCCTAATTCTGTATCAGTCACTGATGATGGTGTTATCACTCCAGATGAATTAGAGGTCAAAGCTCTACTTGCGGTAGTAGTGGCTAGTTTTGTTAGTGCAATCGCAGCAGTTGTGTTTATATCGGCATTAACAATTGAGCCGTCAGTAATTTCTGCACTGGCTACTGTTAATACTTGTGGATTTTTATATGACATTTTTGTTTGTTTTAGTTAATTTAATTATCAGGTCTCGCCCAAATATATAATATTAAGATTGCTATAATAAATAGTAAAATCTATGCTTCCTGCATTATCGTGTCTCACACGAACGTCTATGTCCTTGTTAGCAGATGTTACGTCTATTATTCCCGTAAACGAAGCACTTCCCCTATCGCCAGCGGTGCCTATCTTGCGTTCCCAATGAACATTATCTTGTTCTGTTCCATCCAAAAATAACGCCCCAAAAAATGTGACGTTGTTTGTACCGCAAGTAAAACTAAAAGACCCATCGACTTTATAAATTCCAGCTCTAGTTATAGTGATTTTATCATTCGTGGCATCTGGCGTGACATTAGAAGAAGCCTCATTGTCTGTATAGCATGTTAACTTAGTATATGTAGCTCCAGTTGGTATAGATTGAGCTGCAGAAGCGTCATGTACATGTATTCCAGCAAAAGTCCCTGCCTGATATAGATAACCTACGGCAGTTAGAGAGTCGTCCGTCTTAAGCATGTTGGCAGCCGATCTATATAAGTTAGTGTCCCTACTACCAGAACCGCTCCCCCATTCTATTAGACCAGCAATATTAATTGTTAATCTACCAAATGACTCGCCGTTTACTGTCGTTTGATAGGCTCTAGAAGTAGATGTGGGCGAGCGCATGCTTATAAGAGCGTTTGTGTGTGTAGTACTACCAGTATTTCTAATGACAAGAACATCTGCATCTATATCACGTTCGACATGCAATCGGCCAGCAGGCGCACCCGCACTTCCTATTCTCATACCACCAATTCCAGAGAAGTTCCATGGTGTGTCACCAGAAATAACGATTCTCGCTAAATTTGTGTCATGTTTTATAAAAGCACCTGCGGCGTCAGTGCCTATCTGGAAGTTTAGATCGTTATAAACCTTAACGTGTGTATTCGGAAATGATGTTAGCGCGACATCTTCACCAAACGATATTTGGAACCTAGTAATAGCAGTTACCCAGTCAGCCTTGACGGTCTCAAAATTCATGTGTTGATGAATAGACTCCCCAGTCGAGGCAGGCGAGTCATAATGCAATGTTATCCATCCCCATTTCTTATATCCGCTTGGCGCTGTAAACGTTGCGGAGTTATTCTGCTGGTAAGTATATGTAGCTATACCGTATGCGTGTGAAGCACCATCCATAACCCCACCCCATTCAACAATGCCCCCCTTGCTACTTTCTCCATCCGTCATATCTGGATATATGAATTTTAGAGGTGGATCAGATATCGAGAAATTTTCTGCCGGGAAAGCAAATTGCGAGGCAGTATTTATTTTATTATTTCCATAGCAATACATGTTAACGTCCGTTTACGATTGCGATAACGTAGGCACTTCCCCCGTTTGCCGCTATACCTGTTTCTTTTAAGCTAACTTTAACATATGGGTCGTTTGCCTCGAATCTCATCGGGAAAGCCTTATACGTGCCAGCTGCTGCAGTTGTTGTATAACTATGCTCTAATTCAGTATGTGTCACTGTAGATGATGTTATTGTTTCTGCTGATTCTTGCACTAAAACAGTATCTGTATTGTTTACCATATACTCTAACTTTGCTTGTATTGAGTTACCACTTTCTGCAGTACCCATTGTGTAATAAACATAAAGAGTTACCCTATCTCCTTTTTTAAGATTCAGGATTGCAGAGTTGCCAGCAATATAAGAACCCGTTAGAGTAACTGGAGAAGCGGCACTACCGATTAAGTTGATTGTATTTTGTGTATAACTATCCATTTTGTTTGTTTATTAATTCAATTAATTCGTCCTTTGTGAGTCCCACTTTATATATCCCCAATTCTCTAGCTTTTTTGACAAGTTGCCCCCAAGGCAGTGACTCTATTGCTTGCGACTGTACCTCATGCGGAGTTTCTTGTTTTACTTCCTCAGTATCGGCACGTCCTTCGGCTTTCGTAAGAAAAGGAAATGTCGATAAAAATCTATCGACATCCTTCTCGTCTTCCATCTCAACAAATCCGCCAACTTTTAGGTTGTAGACTTTGTGGTTATGATTTGTCCAGCCATTAATATCTTGTCCTCCTTCGATTTTAGGATAATGGATTCTCATTTTTATTATTCTTATTAGATTTATCAGGTTTAACTGGACTAACTTCTGCCGTAGCTTTTGTTTCGCTAACAGTAGATCTTTTTGCTATTTCTTCATTTAGATATCTTAGATTGGTTTGAGCCCTCTCTAATATAGCAATTTGGTCATAAGCTAAAGATTTTAGTTCATCGATTGTTTTTGTTGATATATCCATATTTATTTTGTTTTTTATTTCCCTATCTAGGGATTAATTATATCATCCCTAGATAGAAATTTCATCAGACTAAGCTCCCGGTGTAGCTTTAATCCAGTAGTTAGTACCGTTGATATCACATTGGATATAAACTGCAGAACCACCTGATTTATCATCGCTATTGATAGAGTTACCGCTACCAGCAGTACCCTCAAACTTAATGAATCCTTTGTCAGTATCATCTTGTTTTAGAGTAACTACGTGAGAAACACCTCCTGTATTAGTCTGTTCAAGTCTTAATACTGAGCTGTCCGCATTACCAACTGCGTCAGATACTATTTCTAACGTTGCTTTGTCAGCTGCTAATGCACCAGCACTAGCTATATATGCAGCACTTGTCGTTGTCGGATCAGCTGTAACATTTAGAGCTTGGCAGTCTTTAGATACACCAACTATTTCTACTAAAGTAGGTTTATTTGTTGCCGTACCTGTGAATGCTACTCTTAATAAATTAGAGCCAGCCGCTGCAGGAGTTCCGTCAGCAGTGATTTCTACAACTGCTTTATTGTCAGCAAT